GTGATTACTTTGCAGCTAAGGCTATGCAAGCAATAGCGCAGAAATACAGCCATGAAGGGGATGTTTCACGCAACGCATACAAAATTGCAGATGCTATGTTGAAAGCGAGGGAGCAATGAACAAGGAAGATCCAGTGGCGTGGCGATCTACATCACCTGACGGAAAACTATCAAACAAATTTGCTTGTAAACCAACGGAAGGTAATTGGGTTGAACCACTTTACGCCACACCACCAAAGCAATGGGTTGGGCTGACTGATGAGGAGATACAAGATTTAGGTTATCTGTCCGAAAAGTTTGATGCAAGTAATTCAGAGTGGTTTGATCGATGGGGATTTGCCCGAGCCATTGAAGCCAAGCTGCGGGAAAAGAACACATGAAGGGGTTCTGTAAAGATGATTACGACACTGGACGTTGAGAACACAATCACAGTACGAGATGGAAAGAAACACTTAGATCCATTTGAGAAAGGTAATACTTTAGTCATGGTAGGTGTCAAGCACCTTGACCAAGAACCACAAGTCTATACCTTCGATCATTCGGAAATGTCGGTAAATGCTGATAAGTACCGACATTGTGTACAAGATGCTCTCAATAAAACTACCCTGCTTGTAGGACACAACATATCTCACGATCTACTGTGGCTCTGGGAGTGTGGGTTTAAGTACACAGGTAAAGTATTCGACACAATGTTAGGTGAATACATCTTACTACGTGGTATAACTAACCCCCTTGACTTGGGATCAGTGGCACTAAGGCACAATTCCCCTGTCCAGAAACAAGATGTCATCAAGGATTACCTCAAACGTGGTGTCTCAGTACGAGATATCCCTCATGCAACACTCTCAGAATATCTATGCCATGATCTAGGTGCTACTGAATGGGTCTATAAATCAATCCAGAACAAGCTACAACAGCCTGAATATGCAGGGCTAGTGGGTACTATCGATCTCACTAACGAAGTCACTGTAGTGCTTGCTAGGATGTATCAGGCAGGGTTTAAGGTAGACATGGAAGCACTGGAACAAGTAAGACACCAGTTCATTACCGAGAAGTCTGATATTGAGAAGTATTTAAATGATCAGGTGCATAAGCTTATGGGTGATACACCGATCAATCTCAATAGTCCTGAGCAATTGTCATGGGTTATTTATAGTAGGAAACCATTGGATAAGACTAGGTGGGTATCAGCTATCACACCTTACATGTCTGATGCAGATTTTAAAGAGGCAGTGAAACAGAACTTTGCTACCTTGTATAAAACAAAAGCTATACAGTGTAGTGATTGCTCTGGTGTAGGATCTATCTATAAAGTTAAAAAAGATGGTTCAGCATTCAAGAGGGCTACGAAATGCAATGCATGTAATGGCTCAGGCTTTATCTATGAGCAGACGAAAGATGTCGCAGGACTCAAGTTCACAGCCCCCAATTCAAAGTGGGCATCAGCCAATGGTTTCGGTACATCAAAAGACAACCTCGAAATACTTGAAAGGGTAGCTATATCAAAGCAAATGCATGAGGCATCTGAGTTTTTAAGTAAGCTCAGAAGACTGTCAGCCCTGGACAGTTACCTCAGCAATTTCGTAGATGGCATTGAAGCTTTCATAAAAGATGATGGCATGTTGCATGTGAGATTGAATCAGCACATCACTGCAACAGGCAGATTCAGTGGTTCCAATCCCAACATGCAGAACATGCCAAGAGGAAATACATTTCCTGTGAAGCGTGTATTTGTTTCACGTTGGGAAGGTGGGAAGATTATGGAAGCTGACTTTGCTCAGCTAGAATTCAGGGTTGCAGCTTTCTTATCTCAAGATGAAACAGCAATCAAAGAAGTCAAAGAAGGATTTGATGTTCACTCGTACACAGCAAAGGTTATTACGGAGGCAGGCCAAACAACGTCTAGACAAACAGCTAAGACTCATACATTTGCACCCTTATACGGAGCCACAGGATATGGAAGAACACCTGCAGAGTCGGCTTACTACGGACACTTCATGGAGAAATATCAAGGAGTAGCCCAATGGCATAAGCAACTTGCAAGGCAGGTAGTTAGTTACGGGTACATTAAACTACCAAGTGGCAGGGAGTTTGTATTCCCTAACACACAGCGTAAGAGAGATGGCACTGTAACAAACTTTACACAGATAAAGAATTATCCTGTGCAATCTTTTGCTACTGCAGATATAGTTCCACTAGCATTGGTAGAAATACATAAACGACTTGTGCATTATGAAAGTTGTGTGGTAAATTCTGTGCATGATTCGATTGTCATTGATGTACACCCAGATGAAATTGAGTATGTAGTACAAGTTATCGACGCAGTTCAAGCCAATCTTATCAATCTCATTAACAAGAGATGGTCGATAGATTTCAATGTGCCACTTGCATTGGAAGCAAAGATAGGAAATAATTGGCTTGAACAAAAAGAAGTTCCACAATCAACTTTAAATTAAGGAAATTAAATGAGCACTAGCTTATCACTTGTAAACAGCGGTAACTTCGCTGCAATGGCAGAGGCTATGGGCATGTCAGTAGACATGAAGTCCCCTAAGCAATCAAGCAATCTGGCTCGCTTGAAGATTAGTCATAAGGCAGTTATGGGTGAAGAAGAGATCAAAGGTAAGATCAAGAAAGTAGAAGTTCTTGAAGCAGGTATGTATGTTCTTAACTACAACGAGACAGATTACTACCTACAGAATCCCGCCATCCGATTGTTCAACCAACGCTTCATGTACAAACGATTCATTAAAGGTGCAGCAGGTGAACAAAACATGTATGTCAAAACAGTAATGGATAAGGATCTCAATGCAGACCTTCGTGACAACATGGGTGGATTCAATTGTGGTAAACCATCTGGGTGGATTAAAGACTACAGTGCTCTTCCACAAGAAGTAAAGAACCTCATGAAGTCTATTAAACGTGTTCGTGTTTTATTCGGTGAGATACAAGCTGACAATGCATATGCAGCAGATGGATCATCGATTATGTTGGATAACAATATCCCATTCATTTGGGAAATTGATAACAAGGATGCATTCAAATCTGCAGGTGCTGTTGTAGCATTGTTCGCTAAACAGAATCGTTTACTCCCTCAGCATTGGGTTAAGTTAGGCACAGATGCAAATGATCTTCCTAACGGTGAACAGTTTTATACACCATCTTTCAATACTGACTTCGGTGTCATGATTCCATTGGAAGATAAGGATCAGGTTACCTTTGCTAACTTCAATGATTGGATCAGTAACTATAACGACTACATCATTAAGAAGTTTAATGAAGGGTCAGCTAAGAAAGAACAGGAGCGTGATGACATGCTTGTCGAAGAGTTTGTAGATGTGGACGTAGCTGCCTAATGAACCATCCTGCTGAGCTTAAGGTACACCAGTACCTCTCCAATCTACGGTTTGGTGATAGTACGTTATCACCAGAAGTGATTGAACAGATTGTAGAGGATATACGTGCTGCCTTAACTCGGCAGTTTGTAGACAAGTTAGACAATGGATTTTCATTACGTATGTCTAACGTAGGCAGGGCATATTGCCAATTGTGGTTCGATAAGAATGAGCCACATAAGGCAATACCTCACAGTACTAACTTCGTCATGAACATGATGATAGGCGATATCATTGAAGCTATATTCAAGGGATTGCTTAAGCAGACAGGGGTAGCATACTCAGATGGAGAGAGGGTTACCCTTGATCTAGGTGAGTACAAGATTCATGGCACACCTGATATTGTCATGGACGGTAAGGTAGATGATGTTAAGTCTGCCTCACCGTGGTCCTATGAGAATAAGTTTAAGTCTTTCCAATCCCTTGCTGCTGGTGATTCCTTTGGATATCTAGCACAGCTAGCTGGTTACGCTAAAGCTATGGGTATAGAGGCAGGTGGATGGTGGGTAGTTAATAAAGCTACAGGACAGTTTAAGTACGTACCTGCAGAGGGTTTGAATGTTGATGTACATGCGGAGAATATCAAAGCAATTGCCGCAGAACTTGAAGAGAATATATTTCGCAGGTGCTATGAGGCAGAGGAAGAAACATATTACAACAAGCCAACGGGTAACAAAGTCCTTGGCAAGGAGTGTCAGTGGTGCAGTTACAGGTACGCATGTTGGGAAGGTCTTGAAGAAAGACCATCACTTGTCTCAAGGGCAGAAAATCCCCCAACTGTCTCGTATGTCTTTATCAAGAAGAAAGAAAATGAAAGTAAAGACAATACATGACACCCGTAAAGCCTGGGCTGTAGGCAAGAAGTATGGCTACAGAAGTGGGTTAGAAGTAAAAGTACAAGAGCATTTAAAAGAGAATGGTATACATGCTAAGTACGAACACATTAAGATCGAATGGGAAGATCTTATGTATAGGAAATATACACCTGACTTCTTACTTCCCAATGGTATTATAGTAGAGACTAAGGGTTTATTTACTTCACAAGATA